TACGGTCACGGGGCTTGCGCTCGCTTTGGGTTTTACGAGCAGGCAGGCGCTTCTGAACTATCAGGCAAAGCGCGAGTTTTTTGACACGATTACGCGCGCAAAGACGAGAATTGAACAGTATGCGGAGGAGCGGCTCTTCGACAAGGACGGCGCGAACGGTGCGAAATTCAGCCTGGCCAACAATTTTGAGGGGTGGAAGGAAAAGCAACAGATCGAGGCTGATGTCACGAATGACGTGACGATCCGCATAGATCTGAGTGATGACGAATGAATGTCAATATCAAGATATCCAAAAAGGTCTTTAACGAGATCTATTTGCCCTTTCTTGACAATACCGACAGATATCTCGTCTTTTACGGCGGCGGCTCCTCGGGCAAGAGCTATTTTATCGCGCAGCGGTACATATACAAGCTGATACACCCGACAAGATGCAATCTTCTTGTCGTTCGTCAGACGGGCGATACAAACCGCCGAAGCACGTTCCCACTCTTAAAGCAAGTCATATCGCATTGGAATCTCTCCGAGTATTTCAAGGTCAATGAGAGTGATATGAGGATCAAGTGCAAGCTTACGGGAAACGAGGTCGCCTTTGCCGGTCTTGATGACGTTGAGAAGATCAAATCTATCACCTTTGAGAACGGCGAGTTGACGGATATTTGGGTGGAAGAAGCGACGGAAGCGCAGGAGGCTGCCATCAATCAGCTCAAGGTTCGTTTGCGTGGCGGCAAGACAAAGAAGCAAATGATCCTTTCCTTTAACCCGATCAACATTCAGCATTGGATCAAGCGGCATTTTATTGACAGCGGTCTTGCTACGGTATGCTTCAGTACCTATCGGGACAACAAATTTCTGACAGACGACGACCGCAAGGCGCTTGAGGATCTGAAAAGTGTTGACGAGTACACCTACGAGGTTTACTGCCTCGGCAAGTGGGGCGTGCTCGGCAAGACTGTCTTTGACGCGAGGGCAATACAGAAGCGGCTTGAGAGTATACCGAAGCCCATAAAAACGGGTTATTTCAGTTATAGCTACGACGGGCTCAGGATAAGCGACATACGTTGGGTGAACGACAAGGACGGGTATATCAAGCTCTATTCCTTGCCGAATCAGCCTTCGTTCACATCGTATTGCATTGGCGGTGATACGGCGGGTGAGGGGAGCGACTATTTTACGGGACACGTTCTTGACGCCAAAAGCGGCCTTCAGGTGGCTGTCCTTAAACACCAATTTGATGCAGATCAATATGCAAAGCAAATGTATTGCCTTGGCAAGTATTACGGCGATGCGCTGATCGGCATTGAGGCGAATTTTGACAGCTTTCCGATTATGGAGCTTCAGCGGCTCGGCTATCCGAAGCAGTACGTAAGGGAAGCGCAGGACACCTATACGGGCAGGACAGAGAAACGCTTCGGCTTTAAAACGACGAGTCTGACACGGCCTACGATCCTATCGGGGCTGACAGAGATCGTGCGAGAGCATTGCGATACGATATGCGACAAGGATACGCTTGAGGAGCTTTTGACGATCGTTCGGAATGAAAAGGGGCGAATCGAAGCGCCCGAAGGCGGTCATGACGACATGATGATGGGGCTTGCGATCGCGCATCATATCCGAGAGCAAGTGGTCTTTGCGGTGGATCCGATCATTGTCTCCTCTCAGACACATTTCGGTGCGGAGAGACACCGCTCGACAGATCACGAATACGGAGAAAGGATAACGATAGTATGACGTTTGTTTTTGTAATATTGACGATAGCCGTCACGGGAGTGCTTTGTCTTTTGTGCTTCTATGCGGGCGCGAAGGTCGGGCAGGCAGTCAGCCGCGGCGAAGATGTTAAGCTGCCGTCCGTAAGTCCTATAAAGGCCATAGAGGAAAGAAGGGCGCAGAGAGAAGAAAAGCGAGAACGTGAACGATTTGAAGTGATCATGAGGAATATAGAAAATTACGACGGCACCGAAATAGGTCAAGAGGACGTGCCGAGGGGGTGAATAAATGGATCTTCGGGAAATTAAGCAGACGGCGATCTGGGACCTGTACGAGAAGGGGCGAAACTACCACAGGCGCACGGGAATCTACACGGATACCGATCGAAACTACCGTATGTATAACGGAAATCAGTGGGAAGGGGCAAAGCTCGGCGGTGCGGAGCCTGTTCAGAAGAATTTCATCAAGCCGATCGTGAAATATAAGGTGTCGGTCATTCACGACAATCTATATGCGATCGTCTATTCTTCGCAGAATTATGAAAATCCCTCCTTTCGCAAAGACGCCGAGCGTTATTGCAAGCTTTTGAACGGCTACGCCTCGCGCGTTTGGGAAAAAGACAAAATGGATGTCAAGGGGCGCAGGGTCACTAAGGATAGCGCGATCAACGACGAGGGCATTATCTATGTCAATTTTGACCGAGAGAAAATGCTCCCTGTCAACGAGATCGTCAAGAAGAACGACATCTATTACGGCAACGAGAACGATGACGACATTCAGTCTCAGCCGTATATTTTGATTCGCAGGCGAATGCCTGTCGTCAATGCCGTTGATCTGGCGCTTACCAATGGAATGAGCGAGGAAATGACCCCATACATCATTGGGGATAATGACAATTTTGAGGAGAGCGGAGAGGCCGCAAAGGTCGAGCTTGACAACATGGTGACCGTGGTCTACAAGATGTACAAGCAGGACGGAACCGTTCGATTTTCTTTGTCGACAAGATGGGTGGACATTGCGTCCGATATCGACACGGGGCTTTCTCTTTATCCCGTGGCTCACTTCACTTGGGAGGAAAAAGAGGGAAGTGCGCGCGGCGAGGGTGAGGTCAGATATCTGATTCCGAATCAGATCGAGGTCAATCGCACGGAACTCAGAAGAGTGCTTACCGTTAAGCAACAGGCATATCCGCAAAAGGTCGTCGATATGAGCAAGATCGCCAATCCAAGCGCGCTTGATACCGTTGGCGGTCTTATTAAGACGAACGGGCAGGTCGTGGACGATGTGCGGAAGATCGTGGGGTCTCTCACGCCAGCGCAGATGTCTCCCGATGTTAAGCAGCTTCAGGACGATCTGATCAACGTCTCTCGTGATCTTGCAGGTGCAGGAGATACGGCGACAGGTCAGGTCAATCCCGAGACAGCATCGGGACGCGCGATCTTGGCGGTGCAGCAGGCCTCTCAGGCTCCGATGACCGAGCAAAAGGAGAGCTATAAGAATTTCATTGAGGATTTAGCAAGAATATGGCTTGAATATCTCATTGCCTACGCCGAAAACGGCGTGAGTATGGAGGAAAAGGTCACGGACAAGAGAACGGGCGAAGAGTATATACAGCTCGTTAAGGTTCCTCAAAGTGCGCTGAGACAGCTTCATGCGACGGTTAAGATCGATGTTACACCAAAGAGCGTATATGACAGGTTTGCACAGGAGCAGACGATCGAAAACCTTTTGGCCGCGGGCTTCTTCAGAGCGGATAGGCTCAGCGAGCTCAAGGCCTACGTCAAGGTGCTTGACGATGATGCCGTGGCGCCAAAGATGAAGCTTCTTGAGATCATCGAGTATGCCGAAGGAGAGCAACGCAAGATCGCGGCTATTCAGGCAAAGGCGCAGCTTATGCGGCAGAGAGCGCAGCGCCTCCTTATGGAAGATGTGGACGGACAAGCCGCACAGATCGCCGATGCGCGTTCTCTTCTTGCTCAGCAAGCGAGCGCCGAAAAAGCAGTATCTTGAGCGCCTACAGCGCTTTCGGATATGACCAAGCGTGATGTCACGAAACTCAGACGGATTTTGGAGAAGCAAACTCCGACCAAAAAATAGGAAAGGATTTCGTTATGGAAAACAAAGAAAACCTTGCTCCCGTAGTGGAAGCTGAAAACGTGGTGCAGCCCACAGAGGAAGCTGCAGTGGAGGCCCCAAAGATCTATTCGGAGGCTGAGTTCAATGAAAAGGTGAACGAGAAGGTCAAAGAGGTCGTGGGGAGAAGGCTTGACCGCAGAGAAGCCAAAATACGCAAGGAATATGAGCGTAAATACGGCGACATGGAGTACACGAGCAACGTGCTTAAAGCGGGCTTGCAGACGGACGATGTCGGAGAAGCGACAAAGCGGCTTGCGTCCTTCTACGCTGACAAGGGCGTGAATATGCCTTCAAAGCCAA